GATAACGACTTTCCCAAGCTGTTGGGTGCGGAACTGTACCGCCCCCACCCGGCTTATGTCGTGGAGATGGCTTGCGAGCCCGTCGTAGTCCACGACTTCACCAAGCAGCCTGGTCAAACCGTGCAGTTGGATCGTTACCGCTTCTTCGGTAACCCCGGCACCAAGACCAGCCGCGAGCGTACCCAAGACCAAACGATCGGAACTGCTAATAGCCGTTCTATCGTGAAGGACAAGGTGCTTGTGTCTCTCCGCGAGTACACCGGCCCTGCCGATCCGAACAACACCAACCTCCCGAGCACCTTCAAGATTGCTCGCGAGACCCTGATGACCGCTCAGCGTCTTCTGCTGGACACCGGGAACCTTAACATGTTCCACCAGTCCATCGGTTCGCTGACCCTGCTGGACGACTATCGTCGTTGGCGCGATCGGGTGTTCCTGGACGAACTCTTCAAGTCTGAGTCTCGTGGTCAGGCAAGCGATACCCAAGGTGGTTTCTACTATCCCAACGGCAAAGGTAAAACTGGTGTCGTCGTTGACACCTACACCGCTGCTGAATTCGCTGCTGAGCGCTATAAGTTCAACGTCAAGACCGACCTCCTCGAGGTTGTCAAGAGCCTGCGTAAGCGTAACGTCCCTGTTTTCCAGGACGGCTACTACCGTTGTATCGCTGATGCCTCCTTCATGAAGGATCTGCGTGCTGATCAAGGCTTCCGCGAGGTTGCTCGTTACCCCGGCATGGGCGCACCCAACCCTCTGATGGGTATGGCTTCCCCCAACGCCTCTCTGTACCAAGGTGGCCAGTACGGCCAAGCCCAGTTTGTGGCTGGCGAACCTGTGATGCCTTCCGGCTTTGTGTTTGAAGGTGTTCGCTTCTTCGAGACCACCAACATGCCCAGCAAGACCGCAACTGTCAACTACGGCGACGGTGCTGGTGCTGTCACTGGTCGTTCAACTCCTCCCGGACTGTTCTTCGGTCCTCAGGCAGTTGGCGTTGGTATTGGTGGCCCGAACGCTCAAGTTCTCATCAACAACAACGACGACTTCAGCCGCTTCATCATCCTCATTTGGCAGCTGTATGCAGGTTTCGCGAACCTGAATAAGGACTTCGTGACTACTGCCTTTACCATCGTCGATCCTTGAGGAGGTATAACTAAATGGCATCTTACACTGAAGAAAAGGGCGCTATTCTGCACCCTGGAAATCAAATTAACCGCCTGTCCTCCTATAACACCGAAGGTGTTTATGGTTGGCCCGGCGTCGAGGCTTACGAGCTTATTGGTTACGCCAAAATTACCAATAAGTCCGGCACCAAAGCCGACTTCAAAACCCTGGATCTGATTGTCCCTTCTCCCGATCGTCGTCCTGATGATCGTGTGCGCGATGATCGTACTTCCTTGGTTGTCCAAGCAAGCACTGACCGTCCTGCTTACATCTATGGCGTTACCCTCGCCATTGGTCAAGACAGCCCCAGCGCCGGTGAGCCTTCTTACCCCGCTTCTCCCCTGACCGCCGACCTGCAGGGCACCAACACCGAAGTTCTTTGCTTAGGTGGTGGCGCAACCGCTCCTGGTATTCCTGCCACTGGCGTTCTGACCGGTCTGCGTGCAGCTGGCGCTAGCCTGACCATCGGTGCTTCTGGCATCGCTGCAGGCACCAGTGCAGTTTCCGCCGGTAAGGCTCCGTTCCTCACCAGCATCACCAATGCAGGTGCTACCTACACCGGTAGTGACTTTGCTGACGCCCTGATGTTCGAGACCACGTCTGATCTGACGTTCAAGGTCTTTAACATGAATGCCACGGCTAACACCGGTGCTGCTAACGGCGACGGCGTGTTCATCTCCGACGCTGACGCTGATGCTGGCAAAGCTGCCTACATCATCGCTCGTGTTAACTACCTGCGTCCCGCAGCTGCAGCATCCTTCAATGACATTGTTGGCATGCTGGACTTCGCCTCTCAAGTGGGCGGTAGCGACAGCTGATTTTTTGTTACCTCTTTTATACGGCGGGTCGCTACGACCCGCTTTTTTATTGCCTGTAAGTATTTACTTTGGTAGGCTATATCAGTAATTAAAGGTAGTCATGCTCTATCAAAACCGTATCACAGGAGGATTAGTTGAGGTCGTCTCTCAGCATGGAGAAGGCATCCTTATGTGTTTAGATGCAAATGAAGAAGTAATTTATATCGACGAGGATGATCTTACTCCGCACCTCGATGCAACCATGGAGCAAGAGCGCAATGAAACACGCCTGACAGAATCTTTGGCTGCAGAGGGTGTAAAGCCAGCCAAACCTTCCAAGAAAGAGACCTTTCCAATTGATACTCGTGTAAACATTAATCTTGCCTCAGCACGTCAGATTGCAGATGCTCTTCCAGGAGTTGGGTTGAAGACCGCACGCGATATTAAAGACTTGCAACTCACCCTTCCCGGTGAGCGTTTCTCACGCCTTGAGCAACTCAAAGGAGTAAAGCGTGTGGATTGGGAAGAAATTTTCAAAGAGAATCTTGTCCGCGTTGAGTGATTATTGGCGCGTGTTAACCTGTTATTGGTGCATATAGTCTTTGCACGCTAATGCGAAGGTGAGCATTAATGAAGCTTGATACTTTCCTAAAGTCAAAAGTACGCTGGCATTTGGGGTACAACACTACGTCGATTCCTGCTGGCGATTTGGCACGATTGGAAGAGGCTTTGGATAACGTACCAGATTCGTTCTGGTATTCCAAGATTGTCGAACAGGTTGAGCGGTGCGACGAGGCTGAAAAGCGCACCGATATGACCGGCACTATGAATAACTCAACCGTTCCACGGGGGCGAGTTGAGTCGATCGCTGGTGACGTTGATCGTACTATTGCAACCACGGACTTCAAGGAGACGTTGAAGACGTGGACGCAAATTTATATGTACGAGACTGATCGTTTGGCGTTGCATTTATATGTACCTAATTACAGAAATCCTGAGCAAGCTCGTTACAGGTTTAACAGGGAGGGTGCGGAATTTATCCAGGCTCTTCCTGGTCCTGCTGATGTTGCTGTCGGCACCCGCCTCTTTCTCGAAACCAACCACAGATAACATGGCTAAACAGATAACTCGATCTCAGCTTGCCGGGCTTCTTAGACAGGAAGGGTTTTCAGAGGATGTAATTCCTACTTTTATCGCGATCAGTCAAGCCGAATCTGGCTTGAACCCGCGTGCTTTAAATCCCGACGCAAGCACAGGAGACTATTCTCTCGGGCTTTTTCAGATCAACATGCTCGGTAAAATGGGCGAAGAGCGCCGCCGACAATTTGGTCTGAAAGCAAATGAGGAGTTGTATGACCCGAGGACAAATGTACGAGCAGCAAAAGCAATTTACGATTCGCAGGGACTAGGGGCTTGGTCCGTCACTCGGGGCGAAAACCCAATTTACGAACAGTATTTGCCAGAGGCTCAGAAAGTGGCAGGATCTACTTCTTCTATGCCACAGCCGACTGCACCTCCTCCGGTGGATAGCAAACCTACTGATAAATCAACTGTAAAAAATAATGCGGAGTTTTTAAAAAGCTATATCGGCGGTGGTTTAGGAGCTACCCGTGCTCTTGCACCACCAGCTGCTCCCAAATCTATAAATGTGTTGGGATTACTCCAGGGTGCCTTCAAAGCCCCTGAATTGATGGACTGATGAGATTTGCAGCGATACCTGGTTACAGTCAATCGTTTCCTGTCACGTACAGGAATATGTATAACGATTATCAGCTTCTGACAGCGGGCTTTAGTGATCCGTTCAATATGAAACGATCAGAAAAACATACACCATGTGATTTAGTCGTTTCGTATACAGGTGAAAACGATCCGCGCTATCAGTTAAACAATCCTGCATACATGAGAGAAGTTACTCGCTCGTATGCTGACTCCATGCCAGGTGTTGTCGTTAACAAACAACCGGTACAGGCAACATGGTGAAGCCAACTACACGTGCTGGTTACATGACAGGTTTGAGGAGAAAGGACATTCCTTCTGAACCTGCCCTCGACACCAATGAAGCCCTGCTTGCAAGAGGATTTGATCCAGGTGTTGAATCTTTTGCAGATATCCGCTCCCCTTCGGCGAGAGGTAGAGGTCGGATGGCAGGAGATGTGTTGCCGCTAGACTTATTAGAGCCAGGTGAACAACCTGTCCCTTATGCAACAGGAAACATACTACGCCAAGGCTTGCGTGGTACGCCTCCTTCCCCTCCTAATCTGAACCTGCTAACAAGATAATGGGACAAGCTAAAGAACAGTTGGGCGGACTGCCCATGCCTGATGAGGTCATGGGAGATTCCTCAGTCAAAGTGGAGCGCATGGCAGGCAGTGTTTTTGGTGCTGACAAACCTTCTGGTTTAGAAGACCAGGCACGTTCTAAGTATTCCAGCGGTTCGCCTTCAAAATTATCTCGCTCAAAATATTTATCTGAAGGCGGGGGACAAAGTTTCGGTTCTTAATTATGTCAAAAAACAAAATGCCACCCGAGCTTCTCGCTCATTTCAAAAAAAAGAAAGAAGAGAAAGAGGGTAAAGGTGAAGAGAAGATGACTGACAAGGAGAAGCGTAAGGATGCTTTGAAGAAAGCAAGATCACGCATGGAGAAGAAGGACAAAAAAGAAGATTGATCTGATACCGCTATAATACATTTAAAGAAACCCGCTGAGAAGAAGTGTCAAGCAGTAGTTCTAATAAACAGCCGTTGATGGTCGATCGTCCGGCAACGACGTCCACTTTGCTGACGGTTGCTTCTGGTCAGGCGTTCAGCACTAGCCTGATTCCAACTGCTGTTGGTAACGCAACTAAGATTTTTGATGCTGACTCAGGGCAGACCGACACTTCAATTTCGGGCGCTTACATCGACGAAATCTTTCTGCGCTACAGCAAGCGCACAATCGAAAAGATTGATGCACAGACCGCTACGACTGGTACTTACTCTGCAAACGGCACAACAATTACAGTAACTATCAGCGCTGGTCATAATCTTCAGGTTGGGCAGAAGACCTATTTAGATATTACGAGCCGCAGTTCAGGGACGGACCCTATCGATTTGGAAGCAACAGTGTTGACTGTTACTCCAACTACATTCACAGCAGCCATTCCGAGCATAAGTGGCACCATTACTGGTAATGTTGATGTGTCTCTTCCCATCGACATCTGTTTCTATTTAGTCAATGTTGGTACGGTCAGTAATACAAACCAATTTTTCCCTTTATTTGTTTCAAGCGTCGAAGCGGTAAAGGATAATCTTTCTTATAGTCTCACCATCAATAGAGATTTACCATTAATTAACCACCCAACTGTTCAAGCGGGTGCAAATTTTGACGGTGCTAACAGCCAGATTGCGCCAAAACAGCGTGGTTTGATGCTGCGCCGTGGTCAAGCTCTCTACGCAGCTGTCAGTGGTTCCACTGCACTCACAAATGGCTTCTATGTAGGCGTGCAAGGCGGCTTCTATTGATTAAAAACCATGCCTTTTGGACTAAACAAGTTCAAAAGCTCGTCATCAGGGCCTTTTGACCGCAATCAAGACAAGAATTTTACTAAATTAACGTCTTTTCAGGGGCCAAATCGCCGCGCAGCGGCTCCTAACCCTTTTGACATCACAAGAAACCCTGAAGAAAGCAGCGAAATCAGGTTTTATAACCAAGATTCTCTTTGGTCGCGTTGGAGAAGAGGTTTTGAGCTGTATTCTGTTACTCAAAGCACTTTAGGCTCTACTTTTCAAGAGCGTAAGTCGCGTGGCGACTACCGACTTTACTTTTCGTTCCAACAATTTCCTGGTATCTTTGTACCGGCACGTTTATTTACATATCCCTCAGCAAGTAATGAGATTGGCGAACAATTAGTAGGAATGCGTGACACAAACGCATTCTCTTTTTACGATATAGGCATTCCAATTGAGGAGGTACGCTATTTATCTGATGCAGTTACCGCAACATACAGTCAAGCAGGTACAACGATCACTGTCACTAAATCAGATCATAACTATTTTATCGGTGATCAGATTTATCTCGACTTTACGACCGGTGGCGCGACAGATGCAACATTAACAATCACTGCTCGAACACAAAACAC